GGTGCTACAGTTGATACTATTAAAGGTGCTGGTGCTGCTGCAACGTATGCAGCAGAAATACGAAGGCTAGAAATTGCACTTAAAGGTGTAACAAAAACTGAGGGTGATTTTGCTAAAGCACAAGGCATTATTGCTGCTACATCAAAACGACTAAATGTACCTATTCGTGATGCAACAAAGCAATTTACACAATTATCTGCTTCTGTTATTGGTGCTGGCGGTACTTTAGATGATGCAAAATTAGTATTTAATGGTGTCACCGAGGCAATAAAAGCAACTGGTGGTGGTGCAGAAGACGTACAATCTGCTATTCGAGCTATGTCGCAGATCTTTGGTAAAGGTAAGGTGTCGGCAGAAGAATTACAAGGCCAGCTTGGAGAGAGATTGGCAGGAGCCGTAGTTAAATTTGCAGAGGCAAGTGGAAGAACTCTACAAGACTTACAGAAAGATTTGAGAGATGGAACTGTAGGTTTGACTGATGTTATGAAATTTGTAACTAAATTAAGTAAAGATCATAAGACGGCTGCTGAAGCTATGGCAGCTTCTAGTGTTGAAGCTGGATTAAGGATGCAAGTTGCTATGCAAGAACTTCAAAGAGAGTTAGGAGAATTGCTTATTCCTATTGGTGCGTTCTTCCAAAATGTAGTTACTATGGCTACCAACGCAACAATAGCAGTTTTAAAATTTCTTAAATCTTTTGCAGACGAGGATGCTGGTAAATCGCCTTTAGAAAAAATGGAAGCAGATTTAGACAGAATGAAGAAAAAGCTTGAGTCTGGCTTTAAACAAGTTGGAAGTAAAAATACAGGAGGGTTTTTAGGGGGTACTATTCCTGTAGGTCTTTCCGATGAAGAAAAGGCTAAATTAGAAAAAGATATTGCAGAATTAGAAGAAAAAATTGCAAAATTTAGTAAGAAAACAAAAAGTGCTTTTGGTAATGTCGGCAAAGACGCTGCTTTGCCTTTAAAACAATTTGCTAATACTGCATTTGACTTAACTAAACAAACAGAACAAATGTTTGTAAATGCTTTCAAAGGTATGGAAGATGCTTTAGTTAAATTTGTAATGACAGGTAAATTAAACTTTAAAGATTTAGCAAACTCTATAATTGCAGATTTAACAAGGATGCTTGTCAGATATGCTATTGTTCAACCTTTGTTTTTTGGATTATTCCCCGGCTTAAAACCAAGTGCTAAAGGTAACGTGTTTGCTGAAAATAAAATTGTACCTTATGCAAAAGGGGGTATAGTCTCAAGGCCTACAATCTTTCCAATGGCAGATGGAATGGGGCTTATGGCAGAAGCTGGCCCAGAAGCAGTCATGCCATTAAAGAGAGGTAGAGGGGGAAGGCTTGGAGTTGAAGCTTCTGGAGGAGTTGGTAACATTGTTGTAAATGTAGATGCTTCTGGTAGCTCTGTAGAAGGAGACTCTGAAAGATCAAAACAGTTTGGCAGAGCTTTAGCTGTTGCTATTCAATCAGAAATGATAAAACAAAAAAGACCAGGAGGACTTTTAACATAAATGGCAAACTTTCCAGCTATAGAACCTTCTTTTAGCGTTACTAAAAAATCAGAACCTGTTACTAAGGTTGTAACTTTTGCTGATGGTTTTGAACATCGTTTAGGTTTTGGATTGCCAAATAATCAAGACCCTAAAATTTTTGATTTACAATGGAAAAACATAACAGAAGAAGAGTCAGATACGATTGAATATTTTTTAGAAGAACGTGCAAGAGATAAAGCAAGTTTTACATACTCTCCACCAAAAGAATCCTTTACTAAGACAGGCACATATTCACAAAGCAGCACGACAATAACTATTTCGATTACAAATCATAGATTATTTGCTGGTGATTCTTTAGCGATTGATTTTAGTTCTGGTTCTTCTGTTGATGGTACTTATATAGTTTCTTCTATTACTAATGCTGATAGTTTTGTAGTTACAGCAGCTAGTAGTTTAACTACAAGCGGTAATGTTTCTATCACAAAGACAGCATCATATAAATTTACTTGTCCAGAATGGAGCAAGGTAATTAATTTACCTAATTTAGCTACGATAACAGCTACATTTGTACAAAAATTTGAACCATGACCGTTGCTACTGTTTGGGCTGCTAATACATCTAAAAGTGAAGGTAACATTGTTTGTCCTACCAATGGTGTTGGCGGGATGTTTTTTCGTGTCACTACAGCAGGTACAACTGGTGGTTCAGAACCTTTATGGACAAAAATTATAGGTCAAAGTGTTTACGATGGCAGTGTCGTTTATGAGGCTTTTAGTAGTGTTTTTGATGATTTATCTAAAATAAATCCATCTTCAATTATTGAGTTATTTAGGGTTGACCTAAAAGAAGGTTTAAATTATGCAACAGGTAATCCTAGTAATGTAACGACAGAATTTAGATTTCATTCTGGTAGTAACCTTGATGCTTATGGAAATATTGTCTGGAATGGTGAAACTTATCTTAAGTTTCCTGTAGAAGCGAGTGGTTTTGCTTTTCAGAAAGGTCAATTACCAAGACCAACAATAACTATAAGCAATATGGGAACCCCAAATATGTCAGCAATTTTGTTTCTTGCAAATAGTTTTACGGCTGGAAATGATTTGACAGGTGCAAAGGTAACAAGAATAAGAACTATGGCAAAATTTGTGGATGCTGCTAATTTTTCTGGCGCGACAAATCCCTTTGGCACTCCAGATCCAAATGCAGAATTTCCAAGAGAGGTATATTACATAGATCGTAAATCAGCAGAAAATAGATTAGTAGTACAGTTTGAATTAGCAGCAGTTTTTGACATGGCTGGTATTCGTGCGCCAAAACGTCAATGCACAAGATCTGAGTTTCCATCCATAGGAACATTTATAGCATGAATTGGAAAGATAGTGCATTGGTTCATGCGAAAGACCAAGATCCAAAAGAAGCAGTTGGTTTAGTGCTAAACATAAAAGGTAAAGAAAGATATTTTCCTTGTCGTAATTTATCTATGACAGCAAATCAATGTTTTATTCTTGATCCAGAAGATTATGTTAAAGCAGATAAGCTAGGGGACATTATTGGAGTTTTTCATAGCCATCCTGTCACTTCACCAGAACCTACACAAGCAGATAAAGTTAGTTGCGAACAAAGCAATTTACCTTGGTATATAGTTAATCCAAAGTCAGAAACATGGGGGTATTACGAGCCACAAGGTTATAAAGCACCACTTATAGGAAGAGAATGGGTTTGGGGCATTACTGATTGTTGGGCTTTAGTGCGTGATTATTATCAACAGAAAAAAAATATTAGTTTATTAGATTATGAACGAAATATGTCTCCAGAAGAATTTTTAGAAAATCCCTTGTTTGAAAAATATGCAATACAAACTGGATTTAGAGAACTTGATAAAGATGAGAATTTGCAAAAAGGTGATGTATTATTAATGTCAATACTACATCCAACTTTAAATCATGTAGCTATTTTTCTAGGAGATATGGTTTTACATCATTTAGCCGATAGACTATCTTGTAGAGAACCATATTCTGAGTGGTTACAAAAATGTACTGGTAAGAGGTATCGTTATGCTCAGAAAAATTAAATTACATGGAGAACTTGCAGAGTTTTTAGGTCAAGATGAGTTTGAGGCGGTTGTAAGAACAACAGCAGAAGCAGTTAAATTTTTAATAACAAATTTTCCGAAGTTAGAAGCATATATGAGTAATAGATATTATCAAGTATTAGTTGGCGATAATGAATTAGATAAAGATCATATACATGATCCTGTGGGTAAATCAGAAATACATTTTGTACCTGTCATTAGTGGTGCTGGTGGAAGTAGTTTTAATAGAATTTTATTAGGCGGTGCTTTAATTGGTGCTTCTTTCTTATTTCCAGGTGCAGGTTTGTTTGGAACTCAAAGTTTTGGTGGTGTTTTAGCTGCTGGTTCTCAATCAGCAATACCTTTTATTGGTGCTACAGGAGTAGCTGGTGGTGCAGTTATGACAGGAATTGGTACTGCTTTAAGTGCTATTGGTGCAGGTATGGTTTTAAATGGTGTTTCTGAAATATTATTTCCATTAGATACAGGAGAACAAGAAGATGATCCACGCATATCTTTTAACTTTTCGGGGGTGCAAAATACTAGCAGAGCTGGAACTAGCCATCCAATTTGTTATGGAGAAATCGTGTGCGGATCTGTGGTAATCTCAGCTTCTGTTGATACAAATCAGGTGGTTGCATGACAGAAAAAATTATTAAAGGTGCTGGCGGCCCCCCTACTCCTCCTACTCCATATCGTGCGCCCGATACTTTAAATAGTAAACAGTTTGCCACTATACAAGATTTGTTATCAGAAGGTGAAATAGAAGGTTTTGCAACACC